CGACATCTTCCGTAGTCAATCCTAACGATTCGATTTGTTCTTTAAGAACATTAGAGTAGTTATTACCATAACGTTCCTTTAATTTATTCCTAACGACATCGAAGTTCTCTCGTTGTTTCTTAGTCAACTCGTATTCTACTATCTTATTAGATACTAGACTTTCGACCTCTTTAGGATCGTATTGGGGCATTCTGACTTCATCTTTCACAGGGGGTTGTTCGCTACTTGATTGCGGAGGACGTTTTTCGAATTGGTCAAGGAGGTCCTCTAGCTTAGCCCTAGCTTCATAATCTGACTTAAGTTTTAGATAGTCATCACGAAGTTGATCTTGTCGTCTCTTCATGATCTCTATATAAGAGTCAGCTTCTGCTTTACTCCTAGCCAAGGTTTCGATGTCTTTAAACTTCTTACCTTCGCCAGGAATGTAATCGTCATACTTTACGTCTACAGGTGGAGTGTCATCCACCTCTTCTAACAGCGTGTCAGCCATTTGGTATTTCCTTCTGTTGGTCCAGAGTTAGTAATCTTTTATATTTAGCAAGACATGTTTTAATTCCGTTTCTATGTGCTTGTAGATAAGCCCAATTAGAAACCTCGTATGTCTTGACATCGAGTTCAGCCGTGTTAATGGCTTTCTCGTCTGCTTCCATAAGTTCTCTCAATCTATTTAAGACTGTCTTAGAACCTTGAACTCTCTTTTCAAATCTCTCCTTGTCAGAAGGATCTGATAAATTCTGTGTCCATGCTGTATACATTTACAGAGTGCCGATAGCTGTATTCAATGTACCCCAACCAGTGTTTAACGTAGTAACATGTGCTTGCGTTGGTGTAGCTCCGTCTGCTACTAGAACTGCTACGTCTGCAGCCACAGTAACTGCGGCAGCTACGACTGCGGCAATCCTAACATTCTCTGCCGCGAGATCCGTAGCTATAGCGTTGGAATTCGGTTCCAGCCGTGTCCCTTCGGTTGTACTCTGTTGTAGCAGAGTCAGCAGATCATATTTAGTAAGCATCGTATCAATAGCGGTCATATTAAATCCTTATTGGGTAGCTAGGAAGCCACCAGGTTCTGCATTAGCAGGAGGTTGTCGTTTTAAATCGAAGGGTGCTTGAGGCTTACCTTTAGGTGTTCCGCCTTTTACACCGCCGTCCATATCGTAGTCCTCGCCCATCCCCGTGGCTGTAGCCGTTTGTTGATGCAACTGTTCTTGAATAGCCTGAGCCATCTGCTGGCCTTCTGCTTGTTCAGCAATAGCTACGAACGGTTGCACTACTTCATAGTCAGCTAAATCAAACATATCTTCGAATATCTTAGCGAGCTTCTTACCAGAGAAATGGGGTGCAACTACTTGCCACATGCCGGAACCAGTTAGATTGGTTAAGTTCTGTACTAGTTCTGCCTGTTCGGCGAAGTGCCTAGCGGCAATAGGCTTAATACGACCGATGCCAGTAATATCTTCTATAGTAAGATCTTGAAAGCTAGCTACGTTAAAATCATCATCAAATACTTTGATTGTCGTAGCTCCGACCATATTACGTCGGGATAGTTCTAGCATAGCATTTAGTAATGGCTCAACCATTTGCTCTTCAAACTGGTTGATCTTGTTTTGGAAGATTCGCGCAGCTGCGTTTTCCAACCTTTGAACTTCGTACTTAGTCTTTTCACCTGGAGAGCGAAAACCCATCGCTTCACGCGGTGCACCAGCCATCTGCTCCATAAGGTTAGCCAGATTTTGAATTTCCATATTAGCATTGAGAGCCTGAACCTCAGGGACGACCAACTCGACATCACCTTCATCTCCTATAAATATCTTCTCACCGGGCTGCCATACGAAATCTTCTACGAAGCCTTTGACCTTCTGTACGGGATACGTACATAGATCGAAGATATCTGCCTTCATATTCTCGACATGATCCATGCGATACTGCATGCCCACAAGATTATCGAGGGGACCCATACCCCAAAGATTATCTTGCTTCTTGCGCCAGGGTACGTGGAATATTGGAGGATACCCAAAAAAAGAAGGATTAGGTTTGTTAGTAATAAGCTTATGCCGATCAATAACTGTGATAACACGGTTCTTCTCAAATACGTCGTTGATGTAATCATACCAATCGCCGTACATAGTTATAATTTCTACAAAGTCAGACAGCAGATAAGCACGAAAAGAGCTAAACCCATCCATGTCAAAAAGGCGATCCCTTTGAATCCAGTCGCCCTGGAAAGTTCGTGCATGGAATCGTATGTTCTTGAGGTATTCGTATAACGCCTCGAACTCTTCTCTGTTTTGGTCATTAGATAAATTACGTAAGTGGTTTCTTAATTCACCTAAGCTTATGATACTTCTTACGATCTTAGGAGACTCTAAGAAGTTCTCAGCAGTAGGGTTCATGACTATATCGAGGGGATTAACACGACGGATGGACGGCCCGATGTATCCAGCTTGAGTCTGCATACCTCGTTTGTGCTCACCAGTTTCCTGATATAGTCCTAGGTTATGTCCACCCGATTGCATCATCTGGGTGGGGTTAGGTTGTTCTACTCTTTGATCTACCCATTCGACAGTAGCGAAGCAATTGCCGAAATCTATGTAGTCTAAGATAATCTTATCTATTTCATGCTTGAATTGCGGTTGTTCTATAACCCATTGCATGTAATTGGTTATAGCATCACGCTTAGCTACTTGATTGGAGTCTCTTTCATTAGCTTCCCACTCTAACCATTTCCTCTTCGGGAATAATGTCGCCGTATAATTGGAGTAGAGGTTGTCCCGTATTTGACAGAGCTTGGGTACGACGGTTTTATTTTTCCAAGGGTTTTGGGCGTTGGTAGTGAACGAGGCGTCGGTAGCATAGACGTATCGTCTAATTTCTTCCCAGGAGTTTTTAGCATTTTGTCTTAATGTCTCCCATTCTACGTACTTCTCGGTAATGCGAGTAGCCAGCATGTCTGGCTCAATCACATTGTGAAGTTCCATTACTTTGCCGGTCACGCGACACCACCAAATCTATTATTGAATGTAAATGTAGGTTTCTTTTCCATGCTTCCTATGAATCTATTAGTAGGTGCAACAGCAAAGTCTACGGCTGCACTTAATGCGTCTTTGATGTCATCATGTGGCGGATTCGCGAATAACAACTCCTCTTCTAAAGCTTGACAGTTACCAGCTTGGTAATGCCATATCTGTCCATTAGCATACTTGGGTTCTAGCGTAGCCATAATACGTTCTTGCTTAGAACCTTCCCATCTAGACGGTCTATACTCGTCTACGACGAGAGACAGGCCAAATGGTCTTATGTAACTATCCTTTAAGTCTTTAACGATAACTGCTTGTGCTACGGAGACTTCTGCTCTTATCTTACGGAAGCCCCATTTGTTATAGAGCTTTAGTATTCTATCGAAGTATTCAGAAATCTTATCTGTCTTAAAGCGGTCTATCTCTAAGATGTAGTAGTTATTGTCCCCGTCTACGCCAACGACGACGATCGACGTCGAGTCCGCTTTTTTACCGGTGGAGTAGGCGAAATCAACCGCTGCAACCACGTTGAGTCTTTTTCCTTTGAAGTACCATTCTCTTTCTCGACGGGCGAGGAAGTTTTGGTCGTAGTATTGGAACTTGTCTCTTTGGATGGGGGACGATTCGACGTCGTGCGGATCGTTATAGTATTGGGCCCGGAAGTGTATCTTGTTAAGGTACTGTGCTCGCTTTTTACCCAGCTGTTCTTGGTCGAATCCGAACCATCGTCCATCTGTACGTTGGGACCTGGGCCAGAGATACTCCCCAGTCCCATCGCCAATTGATTCAACCTGTCGTTCCAATACCTCAAATAAGGGTGAGGCGTGTTTAACATTACCCAGTTCATCGTATTCTTCAATCTCCATATTAACTAAATCTGAATATAAATCGTTCGGATGGTAACGTGTGCCTACCACCCATTCTTGCGAGTCAACCGATTCAACCGACGATAGAAGCGAGTACTGGTCTTTGACCTTCGATCTGCCTTCTTCTGTGTAGGCATTAGCCGATACGACAACATCATCCAGCACAGCGATATCACAATGCAGACCCACAATATTACTAGTAAGACCTGCTGTAAAAATGGAAGGGTCACGAATTGCCTCGTCCTTACGTTTGGGGTGATCTATAGATATTTCTCGTTCAGTCCACTTCTCACGCTTAGCTTCGTCTTTCTCGACCATATCTGGCCAGAACATACGGTAAGTATCATTCGTGAGAATATCTTTAATAAACTTTAGTTGCTTAGTCGCTAGATTGGAAGTAGATGATATTAATAGTATACGTAATGAAGGATCTTTAGTAAGTTCCCAAACTATGCGGTAAGCAACTAAAGTAGACTTCATATGTTCACGAGGGAGAAGAAGCATTTGATGTTGAGAGGCATCTTGCCTAGTCCACCAACTTATAATCTCTCTGTGAACATTACCTAAGAGTCTCTTAGGATGTATTAGTTTAATAAATTCTTCTAAGTCAGACTCAGCACGTAGTTTATGTTCTTGCCTTTCGTCTGATAATTTTCTGGCCATTAATGAGGTTGAGTAGCAACATACGCCGCCCACTCTGGGAAAGCTTGAAAGGCTGCAATCTGCGCTGAAGTCAAGTTAGTAAAATATTGCCAATCAGGATTATATACGGCCGGTATAGTTGGACCGGTATATATCGTTGGCTTTTGTGGTGAAGGTTTATAATCTGCTGGTAAATTTCTAGGCATTATCCGCATCTCCAATTTGTTCCGTCCGCATAGACTGGTGTATAAATTGCGCCTCCTCCTACTACAACAGCGCCGAAAGCAGGGGCAAGAGCATTAGTAACAAAAGCTCTAGTATTTTTAACGGATGCGCTAGGCAGCCCGGCAACAGTTCCAATAAAAGCCGCCCCTAGAACACCGTTGACAGACGAAGAGCCGTCAACAAGATTAGGACTGGATCCGGTAAATACAGAAAAATCAAAATTGGAAGCCGATCCCTCTACTAACAACATCGCTGGTCCGGATAACGTTCCCGATGCACCACCCCCATAAGAAACGAAGGATGAATTAAGCAAATTCAAAAATGCATGGTTGACAGTAAGCGAAGTACTAATAGCATAACTAGCTCCACTCTGCATTCCGGTAAACGCTCCTTGTCCCCAGATCACTTCATCTACAGTACTATTTCCAGTTATAGTAATTGGCCCGCTAACTAACTGCACTGCATTGTAGAAAGAAGTAGCTAAAAAGTTTCGAACGACACCAGATGAAGAATCAAACGTCACTCCAACTAGATTGCCACTAAAAACATCTCCAATATTAAAAAATCCAAAACCGCCGAATAGCGATATTCCGCTGGAATGGGTTACAGTCGGTTTTAATGTAACTTTATCAAGGCCAATAACACTTTCAAAATTGACTGCGGAATCAATGCAATTTCCAAAATTTACAATACCATCATTCGGCCCGCCAATGATTGTTGTTAAGCTCTGATCAGCGCCGTAGAAATTGATGACACCTCCACCGACTGTCGTTTGAATGCCAAAACCAGGATAAGTTCCTGCAGCTATATTTACTGTAATTGTAAACCCAGCAACATCAATCATAGCTGCAATAAAATTCATTGCATGCTGAAGCGTTAGCCACGGAGATCCTATTGTACCGAGATTTGAATCATTACCAGTCGTAGCAACATAATAATTAACGTCGGCTGTTAATACTAAACGATCCTGCACCTCAGAACCGC